GTAAAGAACTTCTGCATTCCGTTTTTGAAAAGCGTGTAAGCGTCTGAACGGTTGTTTTCGTTTACTCCGTTCCCGTAATTGACTAAGCGGTCTGTAAGATTAAATCCTATTGCACTCTGTGGTATATAATCAGTTCCAAAAATTCCGCCTGAATGCTCGCCAAATGAACGTGCAAACGTATTTCGTCCTTCTGCGTGTGATGATTCGCCACTTGCCGTTGTAACAAGTCCTTCTGCGTGTGATGTAATACCGCTTGCAACTGTGGCTAATCCTTCTGCGTGCGAATAATCCCCGCTTGCAATTGTGTTATTTCCTTCTGCGTGTGATGTAATACCGCTTGCCGTTGTGGCTACTCCTTCTGCGTGGGATGCAAAACTGCTTGTCGTTGTGGAATATCCTTCTGCGTGCGAATAATTCCCACTTGCCGTTGTGGAATATCCTTCTGCGTAAGCAAATTGACCTGTTGCCCCCTTACTTGCGCTTGCATTTTGTGAAAAACTTAAATCTACTGCATCCTGTCCAATATTACCGTAATTTGCAGGGTTTGCATCTCTTAGCCTGTAACCTGTTTTGTTGTTTTCCGTAACTTTTATAAGTTGACCTGCTGCTGGTATATCATCCAATAAAGCAATAGTTCCTGATTTATCAGGGAAAATATATTTTCTAGTTGCGGTTAAAAGTAAGGTCGATAATCTAGTCATAAAACCGCCTGCACTTCTGAAAACTATCTGCCCGTTTTCGTCTGCTTGGGTGTTTTCTCCAAATAGATTAACATCATTAAAAGTATTATTAATTCCTGCCCCCGCTCCATAAGCATTTTGATTTTCACCCGTGTTACCTTTTCCTGCATCGCTACCAAAAGCATTTTGATTATTTGCCGTATTGTTTAATCCTGCATCATTTCCGATTTGATTAACATTTATTCCGCTTTGTCCATCTCCCGCTCCCGTACCCGCTTGAAATATTCCATCAACTAAATTCTTGTTTGGTCCTGCTGTGGCTTGTTGTAGGGTAACGTCTGTAAGGTCTTCTACTAAAGCATAGGTTCCAGACTTATTAGGTCTTAGTTGCTCGTAAGTTGCTGTTTCTGTTGGCGTACTGTTTTCAACAGTTACAGTTCCTGTAAAGTTATTAGCGTTTAATGAGAAAGTTGTTTCTATTGGACTTATGTGAGTAAAGCCATCCTCACTATCGTTAATAAGTACCGAGTTTTGAGAAAGCCTAACGAAATCAGTCGCTGACCCTAAAGTTATAGTTTGAGTGGCTGTATTTCCCGAGTCAAGAACCTCTTGTAATGTTGGAACGACAGGTACAGGTAGGTCTAGCCAAAGCAATCCTGTTGCTGACTTTCCTAAGACTTGCCCCGTTGCCCCTAAAAGGGTTGCCTCGTCTTGTATGTTGTTAGGAATAGATGTAAGACAGGAAATGTTGCCGTTTAAAAAAATATCTTGAGTAGCTGTGTTTCCTACGTCAAGAACCTTTTGTAATCCTCCGCTACCATCAAACAATTGTAAAAGACTTGCAAGGGTAAAATTAAATGTTGCGTTTATTGGCTTATTACCAACTCTTGTTCCTATTAATTTATCCGTAAGTTTAGGCGTTGTTTCAATAGGGTAATTATTTATTTTTCCCATAGAGCTATTTTTTTTAAGTTATTTCTCCTGTTTGAATATTGATGACAGCCTCGCTGCCGTATTTTTCAGTTAGCATTTTTTCGTGAGCCGTAAACTTTAGTTTTAATTGCTCAATGTGCCGCATAATATTGTGTTTTTGTAGCTCTACATCGCCAATGGCCATTTTTGCCTTGTTAAACTCTGCATTCATTTCTTGAATAGCTTTAAGCTCTTCTTGTGTCGCTAACTTAGATTCTTGTTTTTTCATTTTGATTTGATTTTATTGGGTAAAGATAATACTTTTAAGATAAATTTTTATTTACTTTTCTGTAAGTCCAATAGGCTAATGCAGCAAGCAATACAATTAAAAAAGGCCACATTACAAAAGTGTAATTTGCTTTTTTATCGACACGCTTTTCTTTAGACTTCACTTTTGTGGACTTATTTAAAACAACCTCTTTTAAGCTATTTTCAGACACTTTTATTTTAGTTGTATCTGTTGATAGCTTTTTTGTTTTTTTAAGCCTAAGCTTTACGTTATTGTATCGTTTTCCGTTTACTAAAATATCTTTTGCCGGGTCTATAGGAACTATCTCCATTTCTTCTAAGTTCTCGGTAACAACAATGTTATTGTCTTGAGTGGAAACCACCTCTTTAGAAACTACAGATATGCTGTCTACGACAACAACTTTTTCCTCAGCTGACTTGTTTACTTTTCTTGCAGCACAAGAGATGAAAAGAAAAAAAACAATAATGTAAAGCGATATTTTTTTTAGCAATTCCATTTTCTTAAACTTTTATTTATTCGACTATCAGGGTCATTGGCTGTTTTTGCAGAAGTAAGTTTTTTCTTCATGCCTTCCATTCGAGCACAAAACGAGTTCTTCCTTTTACCCCCTTGAGGTTGCGGAGCTTTCAAACCGGGCTTGTTTGGGTTTTCTTTATTATAAGAAGCCCTGCCTTTTGCATTCAATCCTCCTGATGGAGACTTGCCTTCCTTTCGGGTCCAAGCTGCTGTTTTATTTGCCATTGTTTATTTTCTTCTCTTGCTTTAACATTTGAGCAGTTGGTTTTTTACCGCTGCCTTTGTTGGCTCGGATATTGTCCCAAAGACCTCTTTTAGAGTAGGAGCCGTCTTTTCTTTTTATAAGCGTGTTTGATTTCTTTGGCATGATTTATTTGTTTTAAACTTTAAATTCAATTTTATATTTTTTTAATAAATCAGAACGGTGCTTAAATCCGTTTGCATCTCCAAACGTTTTCGTTTTACGACCAATATTTATTAAATCAGAAATTGCATCAACATCGTCCAAATCAGCATATTTATTTAGTTTAGTGAGGTTCCAATACCATAAAGCGGAAATCATTGAATCAGCTTCACGCAAAAGCCAATCCGGATTGTTTAAATAGTCAATCCGTGTATCTTTTGAAAGTCTTATAAAATTATTTTTGCCGGTAATCTGAATAAAACCTCTTCCCCGAAAATTCCATCCTTCGCCACTCGCTTCATTGCCGTTGCCCATTCTATTCGCATAAACTCTGTTTGCTATTGCTTCGGGTTTTCGTGCGTATTGATTAGCTATTGCCAAAGTAGCAAAGTGCCTTCTAAAAGTATTTCTCAATCCTTCTGCCGAATAATTTAAATTTTCGCTTATTGGTTTAAGTCCGCTCTCGGCTTCAATTTGTGCAAAGAAGTGCGCTAATCTTAAAGGTGTGTTTATAAAATAACTATTTAAAAGCGTTCGGTATTTTGTTGCTAAATTCATTCTATTCCGTTTTTATTTCGTTTGTCTTCCCGTTTTTCTTTTATAAGGTTAATTAGTTTTATAATGGTGTACATGATTGAGACCAATAACAATATTATTTTTAAAAAAAACTCTATATCAGCGAAACTAACTAGAATCACGCTGAAGTTAATAAAGTATATTTTCATATCTTCAGTTTGCATTATTTTGCTTGCTATAAATACGTTCAACTATACTCGTTACTCCTTGCAGTGATATGTAAGCAGTAGCCACTATTACCCAATCAGAGCTATCAATGCTTCCGCTAAATAAAGCAAAAGAAGCAACAATAAAAACCATTAATTTTCTGCTTATCCATTTTGACAAAAAAATGTCTAATTTTTCTCTCCTGCTCATTGTCTAATTAATTACTTGTGATATTAAAACGTACCTGCTTATGCTCTGTGTTCAATCTGTAATTTAATATACCGCTAAACATCATTGTGTTATCTTCGGAAAAATTACAGGCAATTAGCTCGTACAAATCTGCTTCTTTAAGGTTTGGTTTGATACCGTTGTAAAAAGATGTTAGGGCATCTGACTTCTCTAATGTAGTTGGTTGCTCTCGTTCTTCTTTAATCCTTTTTAAAAAAGCTTCTTTTTTAAAGGCATCATCTTCTTTTTGAGAAACCATTAATTGTTTTTCTGCTTCTGTTAGTTGAATCGCAATTTGCTCTAGCCAAACTCCTTCTGTTGTTGATTGAAATTGTTTCATAATTTTATTATTTATTGATTATTTTGATTGTTGTTCCCGTCTATGCAAAGAACAGTTCTGCCTCCTGCTGATACTGTTCTAAAGGTTCCTCCTGTCCTACGACAATAGTAAAGCTTACCGGACAATACACCTCCAGCACCTGTATTTGGGTTAGGAGAGCCAAACGAAAAAGCACCTCCTGTGCAACTAGTAAACACTCCTGATGCTGTTCCACCAAATCCACCATAAGAAGTAACCCCTCCTATGCAATTAGTAAATGTTCCTGATGCCGTACCAAGGGCACCAAAATCTCCTTGACAATTAGTAAACACTCCTGATGCCGTACCATAGCCACCAAAATTACCTACGCAATTAGTAAATTTGCCTGATGCTATATTAAAATTACCAAACCCCCCTTTACAATTAGTAAACACTCCTGATGTCGTACCCATATTACCACCTCCAAAAGAAGCATTATCATCCCCTACACACCCATTAAATATTCCTGATGCTACACCACCAGACCCGCCAAACGAATAACTACCTCCCGTGCAATTAGTAAATGTTCCTGATACCGTTAAGCCTTCTCCGAATGAATCATCACCACCCGCACAGCTTTCTGCGTTAAGTTTTGATAAATCATCTCCAATTTTAAATTCTTTGCCTTGAACGTCAACACCTTTTACAAAAATATTATTTGCAGTAATTTCGATTGTGTTTGCTCCATTAAATACAATACTTTTATTTCCATCTAATGAAACCAAGCTTACATAATCAGTATTCATAACAAAATTACCATTTTCAAAATTGTAATTTCCATTAGCTGCTATTACAGTTGTGCCTAAGTAATCTGTAGTGAAAACCTTAACATCGCCTCCATTATATGTAAACGCTGTCGGAAATTCAACCTCATAATTAAAAGATTTCGAAACTACTTCTCCTATCATATCAACACCTTCAACATTAAAAGTATATGATTGTCCTTCAATTAAAACAGGTAAAGCTCCACTAAAATCATAAAATTCTAGTGTGAATGGATTTATTTTCGAAGGGAAATCATAAGGTGCAGAAAGAGCTTGCGTTGTTACAACTTTTGTAATCGCTAAATCATAAGCTGCTTGCAATTCTATTGCATTCTCAATGTCTGTCCCATTTGCTTGTACAAATACATATTGAGAGCCTATCAACCCTTTTGATGCAGATAGCAGAGCTGCTGTTGGTATTTTTTTATTATCAACTCCATAACCCACTAAAAAAGGTATGTCTGAAACTTCTTGAGTTTCTAAAAATTCTGAAAATTTTATATTAGCCATTTTTTTTTATTAATAGTTTTTTTTATTCAATAATCATCCTAGAAGCATCTGCTTCCGAAACTAAAAAAGAATCTTGTTCAGATATTAAGTAAATATTCAAATCAACTTTATTGGATTGCCCAATTACATTCGTTATAGATATTTGTAGTCCTGTCATCTTGTTTGTTTTACCAAAGAGCAATTATGTCTGATGCTGTCGTTCCTGTTGAAAATATTTTCAAAACGTTTACAGGAAAAAAAGTTCCCGGTGCAAGGTTTTTAAACTCTAATATGTCATTACCTGAAGTAGTTACAGACAATGAGCCTCCTGTGCCAATATACAATACGCAGCCTTGATTTCCAAGTCCCGTTTGAGGAGATGCTTGAAATATCTTGTATTGGTTTCCGCTAGTAAAAACACCTGCATTTGCAATTATTGCTGTAGAGCTAACAACAACCAAAACCGTTGAAGAAATTTGCGCTGTAATATTATAAATAATATCTCCGGCTTTTACGTTGTTAGCTATAAAATTAGCTGATGAATCTGTAAGAGTAGTACCACTTGAAATTGTTGCCGCTCCTTGAGCAATTAATGCAGGAAACGGTATGTCCGAATTGTTTGAGGGAATTACCCCCAATGCTCTTGATGCTTGTAACTTTTGAGTTGCCATATTATTTCTTATTTGTTTTGTAAAATATTTTGTTAATCAATAATTCAGGATTGTTCATAGCTGATTTTCTTGCACCACATCCACAGTCTTTTCCTGTTGCTTTTGATACTGTATCAACAACGTGCTTGATGCCCATTGCCTTAGTTATCTTCTCTATTGTGTCTCCTAATCCTTCTGATTTCATTTTGTAAAGATATTAATTTTTTTGTAAAAAAAAAGAAGTGCTATTTGCACCTCTTTAATTTTATTTTCTGTAATTTCTATCCCGAGTGCCAGGCTGAGAATTGTCTTGTTTTACAATCTCGCTAAGAACTTCTACTGATAAATCTACCTCTTCATCTTTAACGACTTTTTTAGGTACTGCTTTTTGTTTTTTTTCAGACATTTTATTTCTTTTTAGCTTTTTTGTTTTCTCTTTCCTCTATTTTTATAGAGCGATTCTCAAGTCTTGCGGCCTTTTTCAAAAACCGATTCTCTCTGTTTAGCCTGCCATCATCTGTAGCTTTGTTTGCCCTGTCAAGAGCCTTCTCAGATTTTTCACGAACTTTTTCAGACCTCTTAATTTTGTTATTAAACTCCGTAGGAGCTAACGGAATAGATGTTCTAGTTATCATTTTTTCGTCTTTTTAGTTGAAGTAGGACCGACATTACCTTTTAAAAAACTCATTTTCCCGTCTAATGATTTTTTTGACTCGTATTCAGCCGCTTTCTTTTTTACTTTTTTCAAAACTTTAGTATGAGTTTGTTGCTTTCATGCCTTTTTTTGAAGCCATGTCCATTACGCGCTTAGTGTCTCCACCGCCACCTGAGAGTTTGTTTGAACCCTTTGTCATAGTGTTAGCACTTCCTCCACCTGTACTAGGCATCTGCATACGAGATGAACCGGGCAAATTTGGGGTGTCTTTTACTTTGTTCATTACTTCTTTTTTATTGTGGCCTTAACCGATTTTGCTCCCGCTGCTTTAGCAGGCGCTTTCATTCCATTTTTAATAGCAGGTTTTGCTTCTGCCATAGGCATCTTCATTTTTGATGACGCAGGTAAGTTTGGTTTTTTCATTTTTTATATTATTTAGTGTTTATGTTTTTTAGTACTAAAGGGTTTTTAGGCCCGCTATTTTTGCAGAAGACGCTTTAGTCGGTCTGTTAGCTCTTCTTGCATCACTAGCGGTCTTTACCTTTTTCTTGGATTCGCTAACAAATTTTTTACGCTCTAAAGCTCTTTTGTTGATGTCAGCCAAGGCTGAACCAATGTCGGTAACAGGTGCGTTATTTTCCTCAGGTTTTTTCTCAGAGACTTTCATTTGCTTCAGGTGTTTGTGGTGGTGGCATAGCACTTTGAGCTTTGTTCATGCTGCCAATTGCATTTACTTGGTTAATAGCGGCATCAGCTGTTGCTTGATACTTGTTTGGCTGCTGATTAACCGTGAAAGGTGTTGGCTCAGGAGTAACTGCCAATGGAGTGTCAGGTCTTGATGTATTTATTTGCATAATTTCCTTTTTAATTAATAACTTTGTAGCAAATGTACTAAAAAAAATCAAATGAAATCAGATACAGACAATTACCTAAAATATTGGAAAGTAATTAGGCGTTACATGAAAGTAAAGTACGAAGTAGGTCAGGCTGACTTAGATATGCTTTTATTCCTTTACTCAGAGGAATATTTTACAAAAGAAAAATTTGAAGAGTTCGATGCGTTGCTAAGTTGGGACAAATGTAGATTTGAAAAACTAAGAGAAAGAGGTTTTATTGCACCCCTAAGAACAAGGGCAATTGGAAATAAAGCTATTTATCAATTAACAACCAAATCAAAAGCCATGATTCAGTCAATATACAGAAAGCTAAGTGGAGAAGAAATCGCTGTAAGCCAATCACAGAACAGGATGTTTGCAAAAAACGTATCATATCTTGATAAAGTTTACCAAGATATGATTAAGAAAATGAATGTGATTATAAAACAACAACGACATCCCTCTCCGAAATAATCGTAAGCTGTTTGTCCTCAATCATCATTGTAAATCCTTGAGCTTTGTCATAGTAGATTTGGTCATCTTTCTTGATGGCCGGATTTACATCTGTACCTGTCTCGATAATCAAACCACGTCTATATCTCATTTGACTTACGTCATCTCCCGATAAAATTATCCCTGACTCTGTTTTTATTTGCTCGTCAATGTTTTTTATTGCGATGTATTTTCCAATTGGTTTCATATTAAAATAATTTTTTTCGTTGATTTAAAATTTGAAGATACTGCCTCATGTAGTACAACTGATGAACTAACAAGTTCGCGTCTTCTGCGTTAATTTTTTTTACTGCATCCCCGTTGTCAATAAACTCAGAAAGCTTATCTACTTTCTCAGAAAGCTCTTCGATTTCAACTAAAACCCTTGCTTGATGTTCCATTTAATTTAATTTATTAGTTTTATAAAAATAGGAGTTTGTTCTCCAACGTATTCGCACTCAATATTAAATTCAAAGAACTTAATAGCCTCTTCCTCGGTCATGTATTCCATCAAGATGTCTATAACCTTTTCCACAGAGTAAACAAGCCTTCCTTCGGACCAATATCCAATTATGGCGTCATCAAATCCATCGGCTTTCATAAATCCCTCATCAGGGAAATCATTTAGTATTTGCTGCAGTATGTTCACAGTTCTAATTTTTTAACTTCGTTTATAAATCTTTTTCTCTCTACTCTTTTGGGCGGCACAGTTTGAATTTCAAGTCTCTTAATTGGCGTAATAGACCTAAGGCCTCTATCCACTTTGTAAACCTCGTTTTTCTGAATAGTGTATGCAGGTGTTATCTCGCGCATTCCATTCACGGTGTTGTACACCTCTGTTTTTTTTGCAGACTCCACAACAACCTGAGTTGGGACTAAACCCTTTAGTCCGTATTGCTTGTCGTACACATTTGTAGTTCTCTGTTGTGCAAATAAAACCGTTGGTAATAAAAGCACTAAAATTTTAATATTTTTCATAATGTAAAAATTAATAATGCAATAATAGAAAAAATAACAATAAATATTATAACTGCATTGGATTCTTTTTTGTCTTTTAAGCTCAATTCTGCCCAATAGTCAGGACCTTCTTCTGTCTGTTTCCAAGAAAAAGCGTGCTCCAAGTTATCAGTATTTTTGTCATAATAAGGATTTACTGCATTTTTTTGATACTCCAACGCCTTTTGCCTGTCCTTTTCAGGTAGTTCTGATATTTTCATAATTATTTTATTTGATTTTTACCTCATCGTCATTCCTACTAGACTCTTCTCTCCAATTAAACCAAAACCCCCACTCCCACAACTACATTCATACCCATTGAGCTAACTATCTCTACTAAGTCATGGTAAATGTTTAAAGTTAAGTGAACGTGGCCTACCACCCAAAAAGGGATTGATAGGTTACACGCCACCCATACTATTGTGAACTTTAAAAAGTTTTTAATTTGAATCCTCTGATTGCTCATAGCTACGCGCCATTGTTATCGTTGCATTCGTGCTTAGTATCGTTACAGCTACACTCACAGCGTTCTGCAAAGCACTACGCGTTACTTTCAACGGGTCTATAATCCCCATTTTTACCAAGTCCCCCATCTGACCACTCTTCAAGTTGTAACCAAAGCCCGGCTCTAGTGGCTCAGTGCCATAGATGTCCACTGCCTTTAACCCTGCGTTGGCAAGTATCTGAAGGAATGGAGCCATAAGCGCCTGCTTTATAATCATAGTAGCTACGTCTCTCTCTTCCGACTGACCCACTATATCGCTAATCAAAGCACTCTCCTCTAGCAATGACTTACCGGCCCCGGGAAGGATACCTTCCTCAAGTGCGGAACGAACCGAACACACCGCGTCATCAACTCTGTCAAAAAGCTCCTTCTGCGCTAGGTCAGTTTGGCCTCCAACAAATATTACTCCTATACCACCTGTCAAAGATGCAATTCGCTCTAAAAGAAAATCCTTCTCAAACTTTTTGCTCGTGTTCTTGTGTGCCTCCCAAAGCTGAAGAACTCTCTGCTCAATCAAGTCTTGGTCTGCCTTTAATGCCGACTTTATGATAATGGTTTGGTCCTTGCTCACAATTACTTTTGCAGCATGACCCAAGTCATCAAAATTAATAATGCTCAAGTCGTCTCCCGTTTTCTCACTGAAGTATGTTGCCCCAACACTAATTGCAATGTCGTGCATCAACTCGTGCTGCTTGTACCCAAATCCCGGAGGGGGAACAATACATATCTTGGCATTACCCTTCATCACGTTTGCAGCAAATGTATTTACAACATTTGAGTTGCAAGGAGAAATTATTAATAGCTTTTTGCCTTCGCTGATTACAGGCTTTAATACGTTCTCAATTTGAAGGATGTTACTTATCTCCATGTCCGCAACTAAAATCATCACGTCCTCGAATACACACTCGTCTCTCTTTTGGTCATTTACAAACATTGGACTCATGTATCCTCTGTCAAATTTTAAGCCCATGGTGGTCTCAGAATAGGTCTCGTCCGTTTGACTTCTCTCAACCGTTACAATCCCCGTCTTCCCAACCTCCTTGTAGACGTCCGCAATTATACGCCCTATCTCTCTGTCGTTGTTTGCCGAGATGCTCGCCACCTCAATAAGCATAGAGCTCGTTACTTTCTTTGCTCTTCGTCTAAGCCTGTCCACCACAGTCTCACTTATCTCAGACATGGCCCTTAACACCTCAGTACGATTGTGCTCGTCCTTTATCCGCTCAAGCCCTCCCAAGACTAATGCCTCAGTTAACACAATTGCCGTGGTCGTTCCATCTCCTGCCGAAGTAGCAGTCCGCTCAGCAGCCTCCTTCATCATCTTTACCGCTAGGTTCTCCAAAGGGTCTATCAAGTCAATAGCCTTCGCGACAGTTACACCATCCTTGGTTACCGTAATCCCATGCGTGTGATTAGGGCTCTCAATAAGCACAGTATTACCACCCGGACCTAACGTACTCTTTACAGCTTTTGACATTTTTACAACGCCATTTACTAATTTTCTTCTTCCATTGTCCCCAAAATGTAAATCTTTAGGAGAATAGCCTTGGTTTTCTAACATTTGATTTGATTTTTATTGTTCATGTGCAAATATAGTACATTATTTTACATTTACTACCTCTTTTTTAAAAAAAATTATCCAAATCCTATTTTATGCCGTAGGCTGCTCCAAGTAGTTGCGCGACAAATGTCGATATTTTTTCCCTATACTAATATATATATAATTACCTTTTATTATTATTTTTTTTAATCTTCTTTCTATTCTTTATTGACATTTTCGACATTAAAAGAATAAGTAATTAAAAACCAAATAGTTAGAAAAATTAAGTCGACGCAAAAACGACATAAAATATAACCGAATATGTCGAATCAATACAAAAAAAAAGGGAAACTCTCGAATCCCTCCCTTTTCAATAAATTAATTAATGACGATTTTTACATACCGCAACTATCGTCCCCTCCAATTAAACCCCCTCCAACGACAAAAGCAGCAGACATCGTGGCGATTTTCTCCGCCCTTTTCATCTCACTCTTCATTTTCGACATAAGAGCAATTCCCGTCTGTCCATCCTCCCGATTGTTAATTAACATACCCCCACTTACAGTCAAGCCCGAACGACCCAATGAACCCTTCTCCTGATAAATACTGTTGCCCAAATCTAATCTCTTATTCATAATTACGCGGTTTAAATGAATAACAAAGATAACTTTTTTATCAGATAATCGTAGTAGTTGGGTATTACCACGTTTTGCGCGACCCGGCACGAGAACGAAACCGATGTCAAAAACAGGGGGTGGGGGGTCGTTTTTTATATTTTTGGCTGTTTTTTTTGGCTTTTTCCATGAGCAAACGCGCACGCGCACGCTGTACACGTCCGCACGTTGAACACGTTGCACACGTTGCACACGTTGCACACGCTACACACGCACACGCCAGCACGTTGCACGCATACACAATGCAAGCTTTGTACGTTTTGCATTTTGGCTGCATACAATACACACTAAGCCGACAAAAGTGTATTCAAAGACACTTAAATCAAAGGATTAAAGACTTTTAGAGAGGGCTTTAAGCCCCCCAAAAAAAAAATTAACATATTTTTCGCACAAAATTACTACGCGTGAACCCTTGAAAACATTGACAAAAAAAAATAATTGAAAAAAAAACCATAAAAAGATTAGGATATATAAAGTATTGAACTACATTTGTACCATAGAAAGACGAGAAAAAGACGTCAAAATCACTTAAAACGCTGAAAGTCAGCAAGTTAACATTAAAAAACCACATTATGAGTAATTTATTAGCAATTGAGTCGGCATTCTTAAGACTAGAAAACATTGAGACCGCATTGAATCTACGTTCAATTCAGACCTTACAAAGAGGTATCGCAAACGGGCAAAAAAAGAAGTTTAGCCAAACGCTCGAACTATCTAAAAAGGTAGTTGTAGCTGTTGATTGGTTTAAATCTCAAGAGGGCAAAGAGGCTATGAACGAGGCCGGAATTTATTGGACGACTGAGGATGTCGGCAACAAGGTATTTGGATGGCAAAAGAGTTATTTATACAAAGTAGTTAAAGCAGGAAATTTACCGGATGAAAAAATTGAAAAGTTCAATACTTTGTGTAATGAATCCGAAGCAATTGGGGACGACCCGAATCGGACGCTTGAGGGCTTGTTGAAATTTGCCAAAGGTGGTGGAAATGCTATCAATTCAGACGGTGGAACAAATGACGGAAACGATGACGAAAGCGATGACGAAAGCGATGACGAAAGCGAGGAACAAATAGAAGTACGTACGCCAATTATTTTCAAAATGACGTACAAAAGAAACGGCTTAAATGTATCCGTAAGAGTTGACGAAAACAACAAAATGACAACGACCAATACGATAGCCGAAATGTTGAAAGCATTACAATTCATAGGCAATATAATAGGCGAATAATTTTTATAACTAATTTAAAAATCCATATTATGAGAAATTCAGGCATACAATACCAGATTACGGGACAAAATGACAGAGGTCGTGTAGCTAATTACCATGGCAAACCAAGCCCACTTTTTTTAAACAAGTCGACGCATAAAGTTGACGTATCGGGATTAAAAGCAATTGAGCAAAGGACTTTAATCTTATTCGATGGTGAAAACTACGAGAGTAAATTTACTGTTGGTTTTGAGGTTGAAAAAACGCAATTGAGTCGTGGGGCGGTTAGGGAATACGAATTGTTTTGTGGTTTTGAGACTGATTCAAGTTGTGGATATGAGGCGGTCACACATGTTTTACCTTTGTTGCCACAAGGACAATGGCGGACAAAAGTATATGATATGATGCATAAGGCGGAGAAGATAATTGACGACCGATTTAGCCCCTCGGATTACAAATGTGGGGGACATATCACTATTGCGGTTGACGGATTTAGCGGGGACGAACTTAACGCGGTGGTTCGCAAAAATTCAGGGATTGTATTGGCATTGTTTCGCAAACGCTTGAAGAATGTTTATTGTGGTTCAAACAGACGAATGCAAGATAGGAATGACGAGAGTTTCAATAGTGTTGCAGGCTCTCATGCGTACCGTTCGACGGAGAAACATTGGAAATACCAGACCGCTTTACCAAAATGGAATTGCTTAGAATTTCGTTGCCCCTCAAAATTCGAGAGCGTAAAGCAAATGATGAGACGATATGAATTATTCTATGAGTTAGTAAATTTCAGCGTAAACAAGCCGACTGGGAGCTACAAAAGTTTTCTAAAAATCATTAAGCCGATTATCGTTTCAATGTACAATGGGGACGAGACGAAAGCGAACGAGATATTGTCATTGTCTATTGACTTTCAGGAGTTCATTTTAAAAGACGTAATCAGCCCTCGAATAGATGGATTCTTGAATTAAAAGATAGGGCTTTAAAAAGCCCTTTCCGTCGCAAAGTGAGTACTTTGCCTGATGAGTTCATAAGAACGAAACGGAAACACTAAAAAACATTTCGATATGAGTGCTACTAAAAAAATGAATTTCAATCAAAAGTTTTGTATTGCATTTTTACTTTACTTTCTTTTTCAGATAATATTTAGAAGCTAGGGCGATGGAAAACTATCATCTACAAACGGGCTAAATTTCGAGAAGGGCGAAAGCCTTTCCGTCGCAAAGTGAGTGCTTTGCCTGATGAGCCTAAGAGGGCGAAACGGAAATCTAATCTAATAAGCATAGTAATGAAAAAAGCAACAAAAAAAGTGTCTTTGAAGACACAGCAGACAGAGGTCGAAAAATTTTATTCATGGATGGAACGCATAAAGAGCGTACACATTGCAAACTTTCAAGGCATGGACAGAGCGTTCATAGCAATTTCAGAGAACAACAACCGAACAAAAAAGTAAAAATCATGACAACATCTTACGGATTTACAATTACAAGAACAACGCACACAGGTCTAATGGAATTTTTAACTGAAAAGGGATTTAGAAGCGAGAAATCAATTTTAGAAAACGGATTAGAAAAATCAACTTTTGACAAAGTAGGCGGTTCTAAATTAGTCAGGGAATTGAGAGCGGATTGCAGGATTTCATCTATGAAAAAATCAATAATGCTAAACTATTAAAAGCAATAGCACCACTTGGAAAGCCTTATAAACAAAGGGAAAATAAAAATAAATGCGATTAAATTAGGTAGCGTACATTACTTGTTGTATATTTGCCGAATATTAGTTTATTAATCAGGATTCTATGCTTTATAGAGCATTGTCCAAAAAAAATCTAGTTATGTGTATTATTATTATTAAGCAGTCAGGATTAGAAGTTTCAAACGAAGTGTTGAAAAAATCAGCAAAAATTAACCCACATGGGTTGGGAATTATTTGGCTAGATACTTACAAAGTTGAGTACATGAAGTCATCAGAATATTCTCATCTACTTACAGACAGACCCTACATTGCGCATTTTAGATATGCGACAGTTGGAGCAGTTGGTCGAGATAACACGCATCCATTTATATGCGGAAATAAGACAGATGAGTTGCTTATGATGAACGGAACGATAGCAGGAATGGGGAACGTAAAAGTTTGCGATTCAAAAGTGCTAGCGAACAGGTTGGGAACCATGCCTAGACAAGATTGGACGAAGACCTTGGAGGAGTACGATTGTAGATTCATTACAGCGAACACGCGAAACAAGTCCTTTCAGATTTACAACAGATTGGATTGGATTCAGAAGGACGGTGTGTGGTACAGCAAAGAAAACGTATTAGAAGACAATTACGTTGCGGTGTACGGAACATTAAAGCGTGGTTATTCCAATTACAATTGGCACTTATCAGCATCTACATTTGTAGGTTCGGGTAAAACAAAAGACAAGTATCCACTTGTTGTGCAGGGATTACCTTATCTTATCGAAGACAAAGGAATTGGACATAACGTAAATGTAGACGTGTTCAGGGTTACAGGGTCGGTATTTAAGAAATTAGACGTACTAGAGGGTCACCCGAATTGGTACAGAAGAAAGCAAATCGAAATTATAATAAAAGACAAGGCAGTTTTGTGTTGGGTGTACTTTAACATACGTGAGACATCAGCAGGTAAAGTTCATCAGTCAACGTACATACAGAAGC